GTTTGGTGGAACGTGATCACGGGCCCCTGGCAAACTTTCGTTTGTCAGCCGCTCACTACCAATTCTTTCCTGAACTCTACTGCATCCAGGTGACCACACCATTACTGGGGAGAACTCGGGAACCACCCACGAGTTATGGCCACACCCCTCTGAAATTTTCGAGTTTGTACGGAAAGAATTGACTGGGATTTTCTATTTACCTAATTTTTATTCCGGGCCAGCGACCTTCGGATAATAACGCTGGAAACCTAACTAATGAAAAATATGTTCTTAAACGTTTCTTGCAGCAGCAACCGATCCCAACAGTCGAACCTTATATCTCACGAAGATTTGTCCACACAAAACACCAGGAGTGGCGGGTTGCGCAATACCATTGGCAGCATAGATAAGAGTACCAGGAGATAGGGTGTTCTTTTCCACGTTGTTAGCTGTGGTAAAAGTGGTGGAAGAAACAATCCGGTAGGTGTTGGGAATAGTGCTAGTTCCAAGGGTATAAGTATACTTAGGCACAGAGAACCCAACAACATCACCAGATGGAAATCCAAACTTCTGCAGTGCCCTACCGCCAGCTCCACCAGCATAAGCAGGGGCCAATAAGGCTTGCTCGGTCTGGAGAAATTCTGGTTGTGTAGTAGGCAGGGAGTCATTATAATCGCCAGTAAAGGCGAACATGACATTACCTGCCTGTGTAGTTGGCACCGATGGCACATAAGTGTACTCCAACTCTAACACCTGATATTCGGTGAAAGCCCCTGAAATGGATGACAACCAAGGTAGCGAACTAGATTGAGGGAAGAAAGGACGTGAGGCACAAACAAATGTTGCTAAAGACATGTTAATTGTATCTATAGCCTCTGTTTTCTCAACAACCATAGTTTGAACACCATTGATGTTGGCCATCGAATTAGTCAAAGCTCTGGATTGAACAAACTTGACGGTAGCATCCTGGCCACCAACAAAGATCTCCTGTTCACCTTTCGACTTCTGAGCAGGCTTCTTCTTGGGTGCGTTGGCGGGTGCCACCGTAATGGCTATAGAATCTGGTTCACTGGTGGGAATCATGCGGCGTCGTATCTTGCTGAACTGCATTTTCTTTGAAGACATATCTAGCTATTAAAGTTAGAAAGATAAATAATTTAGTAATAAGCAACAAGATGATTATATATGTATACTGATCTATAACGATGGTTAATTGTTATCATTCAGGAGGGACACCTCTTCATAAACCTCCTGTTCAGTCATTTCACAATCGCCAAGATTAGTACTCCTAAACCGACACTCTAAGATTTCCTGTTGATCGGGATGGATACCAAAGGCAAGCCAGAATGAGTAGCGGGATTGTGCTGCCACATCTCTATAACCACCAACCCTAGGTACCATTCTCCAGATCCCAGCATCATACATGCGATTGAGCGTGGTGTCCTTGGATGATTGTTTGATTTCAGATCTGGGAAAACTCTGGTAGAATTCCTGTAACACTGGTATACCGGCAACCAATTTCTCACCACCCATGGACATGGCATTGAACCAAGCCTTACGTACTCGGTCCACCTGTAAATCGAGAGTAGAGCACAGATCCTTGGCACAAGAGACTCTAGGGTCCCTGACCATTCTATACCCGACTCCATCAAATACAGGTTGGGTCTGGCAGAAACTAATTTGCTCAAATTCATACACAGGATCTTCAACCTTCATCGTGTATCCCATATCTGTAAACCATTGTGTCAAATTGCTTAATGACTTGAGAAAGGATTTCTCCATAATGACGACACAGTCGTCACCATTGTTTGCCAATCTAAAATGAGGGATGTTACGTGACGACAGGTAGCAATAGACCATGGCACACATGATTAAGCAATTACCAGATGAAGTATTCATGTCACCACTCATACGACATCCGTTCGTGGTGTACTTAATTACTGCGTCGTCCAGGTAAATTCGCCCATCATTTTGCAGCTGCCAAGAAA